CGAGCCAGAAAAACTAACCGACGCATGCGTATAGTCAACGCCACCGCTGATCAGCTTGCAATATACGATCTGACCTTCCACCGCATTAGCCTGAGATGTCATGATACTAGCAATCGGCGCACTCGATTGCGATATCGCCACATGATCAGCGATATCCGGCACAATCAGTGTGTAAACACCGTTAACCAAAGCAGGATTAACCGGCCAGATCTCGGTATAGTTCAGAAGATTGCCACGCAGCACGACACTATCCGTGTAAGCAGACAGCGCACGCGTCAAGTCCGCTCCTGGATTTGCACAAATCACATTGTCAGCAACCAGAATCTCCTGCGCAGCATCACGGACCATAATGCCATAAACCTCACCGGCATAGGTAATCCAATTGCCGATGATCGAGAGACCCACACAAGTCAGATTGAAGTTTGTGCCCCGGCCATCGGATTCGACATTCTGTACCGCAATTGCAATAGCGGTCGAATCCTGAATAAAATTATCCCTCGCTATACAATAGCGGCCACCGCCGATATTAATCCCACAATACGCACCATTGACGTAATTATTCGCAACCTCAGTATAAATCGATCCACCACAATCAATACCAAACGCCGAGGCACCACTGATCATATTGCCCGTGACCTTGCAATATCCAGTGTCGCACAGAATACCCGCACCGCTCCCGCCAATCGAGCTGTTATTGGTGCATAAATTACCTGAAACTAAAATATTCCGCCCGGAAATATAAATACCGTAGCCGCTGTTGTCATAACAGTTATTGACCGCGATGACTGCGCCAAGTACATCTGGGTTAGCGTTACCATAAACCAGTTGACCGGTATTTGTTACATTGAAATTTCCAACAATAATGCCGCAATCATTATTCCAGCAGGTGTTCCCAACAATCTGTAATTCACGAATCTTAAGCGTAAAGGTCGGGTCCTGGCTGTCAACCAGAATGCCATTCTGAGTATTATCGTGAGCATGGCAATTCGTAATACTAACCGCATCAGCGGCATAAACGCGAACACCATTGACAGCGTTGCCGAAAAATTCTGAGCTCTCAATATGGTGCTGAGTCAATACCGGGTCGCTGGCGGCAATCGTCAAACCCGAACCATTCGTCGGCCCCATGGCATTTTTAAATACCGAACGTGTGATCATCGACTTCACACACTCCGGCTGAATAATCACCGCGTAATCATCCGCCGTCAGCGCACTGTTGGCATCAAAGATAATGCCGTCGATGAATAGAGTGGCTGAGGCAATACTAATCCACGCTGCCGGAGATGACAGACCAAGCTTGGATTGCGCCGAACGACGTATAGCTGTCAGGCCCGGCACACCAAGCAACGTGCATGTTCCCCCTGAAATATCGCACTCACCAGAAATCGCATAGGTCTTTGGGCCCAGGCGAACCGGATTTCCCGATGCCAGTGCAGCCAAAAGGGCTGCACTATCATCTGTCACGCCATCCCCAGCGGCGCCAAAATCTTCAATTGCCACAGCATTTCCCGCCAGAGCTGCGAGACTGCGCAAGGCACTTCCCCCAGCCGCCGTCGCCGTCATCGCACCTGCAGGCAATCCGGAAACATTAGCCATACCAGACATAAAGTTTGCATAACTAATCGAAAAATTGTTGCCAGCTTGACTCAACGGCACAATATCCGCCGGCTCCGGTACCGTACCCGTAGCCTGACCCGCAATCATGAAAGGCGCCGCAGTTGCCGACAATGTATTGCCGGACAGCGCGAGATTCGCACCGATGTTGATAGCCACCGGTGCCGCATTTCCCGGCCCAACGCCACCTAACAACGTGTCCTGCGGCAAACTTAACGCGGCTTGCACTCCCGCCAGCACCTGCGCACGAGTTGCTGCCAAAGTCTGACCATTCTGAAAAATCGGGATCTCATCAGCATCTGAAACAGAACTGGCCGGCGGCAATTGTCCAATAGTCGGCATATAGGTGACCTCAGAAAGTTGTGATTGGCGTGCCCGTCGGATCGGTCAACGGCTGACCACCCGGCGTCGTCAAAGCCGAGGCCAGCGCTGGCACCGAAGCCAACGCCAACACCGGCAGTCCAACACTGCGCGCCAGTGCCCGGCCACCAATGGTGGTGATATTGATCGTTACTGTATAATTTGTCAGCGCCTGCCCACCGCTCAGCCACAACACAGCGCGTGGCCCATCCGCACTTGCGGAAACCATCGTCAAATCACCTGGATTCGCCGGACTAATCGCCACGTCCAGCGTGGCAATCATATCACTGGGATTTGCCGTCAATGCCGGCATGATATCAAACACATAATCCAGCGTATCGCCTGGGTCTTTGGCGGGCCACACCAGCGGCGTTGCAGGTGGAATTTGTGGCCCTCGCGGCGTGGCGACAAAGCCGTCGATTTGCACATAACGTGCGTTAGATGGACGCCATAAATGGCTGGCCGGCGTGCTCATGGCTGTGCCTACTTTCAGTATTCAACGATAACGATGCCAGGCGCACCAGCACCACCCGGAGACCCCACAAGCGTACCGCTGGTGGTTGTTCCGCCGCCGCCGCCGCCGCCGCCATAGCCAGTGGCGCTCATCCCCACCTGCGGGCCGCTGGCGGCCCGGCCATTGCCAGGGCCGCCGCCATCGCCTCCCCGGCAAGCCACAACAATGCTGTCACTGCCATACGAGCCACCGCGATTGATCTGTCCCCCGGTGCCAATTCCGCCAGCCCCACCCGCCATGGCAAACTGCGTAACCGTACCACCATTGCCGCCAGTTCCACCCGTGGCTGACATATAAGTTCCAAAACTTGATGTGCCGCCGTTATTACCGGCCCCTGGCGCCGTTAGTGCCACCCCGCCGGCCCCCACCGTTACCGCAATACTCTGCCCAGCAGTCAATCCACTAACAACACCAAGCGCCTCGCCGCCGGCGCCGCCCCCAGCACCCGGCATGGTACTATGGTAACCAGACGAAGCACCGCCACCCAGCACCCTCACCCGAACCGTCGTCACGCCATTCGGCACCACAAAATTGCCGCTGCCCGTAAATACCTGCATCGCTGAAAAACCGGGGCGTAGATTAGGAAGTTTATAATTCAAAAACGGTGCGCCGGGCGCCACAGCAATGCTGCTCGCCGTAATTGCCGTCTGCCCATAATTTACCGTAATCACGTACAAACCAACCCATCCGCTATCCACCGCAGGCGTCATCTGCGTCCCCGATATCGCGGCGGCACCAGGCTTCAATTGCAACTGCACGCGCGCAATGCGCTGGGTATTCTGAGCAGTCCCAGAATTGCTCGGCCCAGAATAAGGTTGCGTTGGGTTCGCCGCATTCACATACGGCAGGACCACCGGCGAGGAATCAGATTCAGAAAATGTCGCTTCAATCAAATAATTGATCGACTGCCCAGAAGTTCCCGGCACCGCCAATGTAAAACTCGTAGCCTGCAGCGTAATACCGGTCTTGACAATCTGATCCAACGTATCGGCCGCCAGCGAGCCATAAGCACTGGCATCTAACGGCACCAGTTGTGTAATGCTGCCGGGCGCTACAGTTACCGTCAATGACGCTGGAGAGGTCGGCGAGCATGCCAGCCCATCAGTAATGACACCACTACCCAGCACTGCTGCCGTCAGAGCGCCAATACCCACCATGGCATTGCGGTTCAGCCCAAGTATATCCGTATCCAGAGGAATGCTCCCCGGATAGACAATATTACGATCCATGTTTAATCCTCAGTTGGAAATATTCATCCAGGCCGTCGTGGCAACCGGTAAAACCGCCGCCGCCGCGGCATAAATATCAGCGTCAGTAACAACTCCAGGGATATCGCTTATGTTTGCATAAAACATCGGCAATATCCCATAACCGCCGGGGCCGCCATTATAACCACCGGCATTGCTAATCGGACTTGCATTAGGCCGGAATGCGCTGACAAAAAACTGAAATGGCAAATTTGCACTGCCATATCCACCCACCGTGCCATATCCCAGCGTATAACTATTATAACCACCCGTATCGGCGGCATTCAGCGGCTCGAAAATAACCGGTGTCCGCCCAGTTTCATTTTCCAAAGCCAGCACAAGTCCTGCGCGAGTTGCGCGAGGTGCAGCCAGATTAGCGCGTAAACGCAGGCTGAATGCGCCATCACTCTCGCCAGTATGGCGCGGCAATGCCAGACCGAAATAATCGATCGCGGCAATATCTAAAAATATCCCGGTGGCACTCGCGAGTCGCGTCTGCAATTTTACAAAATTAAGCAGCGCATAAAGCCCACTCCACGCCCAGGCGAATCCAGTCAGCACAGCATCAAGTATCGGCGTCGTATCCGCAAACCACCGCGCCGGCAGCACCGACTTCAGACGCGCCAGCATATCATTGATATCGCCGGTCATCGCTCAGGCCACCGCAACCGTGCCAATGCGGATCACACCGAACAATGGCGGGGCCAAATCACTCGTGCTGCCATTCAACATTATATTCGAAACGTTGGTAACCGAGATTGAGGCCGCATAGGCTAATTGCGCCAGACGCGTGTAACTCAGCGTAGCGCCAACACCAAGGCCAGCGACATAACTCTCAATCGCTCCTGCCACCAAGGCAATGACCGTTTGATGCGAAATGCCGGCTGCCGTGACAATATTCATTGAAACATCGACCGCCAATACAATGGGCCCCTGCACCGCAAAGCTTGACCCAACCGGCCGTACCGCATCTACCGCCGCCTGTACCAGGCGCAACAAACTAGCCGGCGGCGCACCCGAGCCATCATCCACCGTGACCACAAAATGTCCCGGCTGCACGCTGCCTGCCTGATTAATGTTTTCACTAATCACGTATGACAGGTCTTGTTGTATGCCCGCCACTGCAGCGCCAATCGCGATATCCGTCGCCTTTGACAAGCTTGACAGATAATTTCCAAACCGGGATCGGAAGGCCACATCGCTCTCGGCATCAAGCCCGCCAGCTAAAGCCAATTGGTTCGATACAATATCGATTCCCGCTAATGCCGAACTGATAACAGAAATCGTCCCTGGCTCTACATTTCCCGCAGCGCCAGCGACATTTGCCACAACCATCACCGTACAGCCGGAGACACCTGCAGCCAAATCATACCCTCCGCTAACCGCATTGTACGCAGCATTGGTCTGGTCCACAGTTACCATAAAACTTATTGTATTCGACGCGACTGAAACATTTGTCCCAACAGGAACATACGCCGCAACATTCGGCGTAACCTACTAAATCCAAAATCAGCACAAAAACTGTCACAATCGGTACCGCTGCTCGTCGCCAGACGAGTGGCTGCTAACACTTGAACGATCAACCACTGAATCCATAGCGCAACCGATGCATTTGCCTCCAAAATCGCCCTCAAAACTGATCCGACAGTTAGATCAAGCAATGATTTTGCTGCACCTTGAACAGACGCTGCCATTCCCTCAATCAATGTTGAAAAATTCTGCATGGATAGTTGCATTATAAAACCTATACTGAAAAACTTAATGAGCGTACGGCAGCGGTATTTGCGTCAACATACTGCACAGCCAAATTCACCGTTCCATCCACGGCCGAATCAGCCGCAATTACCGGTGCCGGCGTGGCCGCAATGCCGGCTTCCCGCAACATCTGTGTTCGGGTTACGCCCGCAATAATTGCCGGCGCGCCGGGCTGCCCGACAAACTGACCAAGCCCCGCGCCATAACCAAGTTGCCATATATAATCACCAGCATTGGTAAGCAAACGTCGAAGCACGCGCTGCTCAGTCAAAAACGAACCAGTTGCCAGCGCAATATCTCCGGTTGATCCCACTGACAAATCTCCGCCAAACCACAAATCGATATCCGGCATTACACAATCTCCGTAGCAAGCCCAGTCATGCCACCTTGCGCATCCGGGTGCGTATGAGCATCATAGGCGCTGCGCAGTACCGCCAAGGATCCGTGCGTGGCATTCTGATCTGAAATATCACCTGTCACCTGTAAGTTTCCTGTTATTGTTACCGTCGGCGCCTGAATTGCAATCGTTCCATCGTTGTGGAGCTTCAAAAAACTTCCACTCTGATGCTGAAACCACAGTTCGCCACTCGGGGCCGGCAACGGCTTGTCAACAGCAGACCATACACAACCCGCAATGACACCGTGCTCTGAGTCCGCCTCCTGCATCAATACCAACACCTGATCGCCGGGCGTCAAAGGCGCCGCCAATCCCCACCCAGACCCGACCCATGATGATAATATCGGCAACCACCCGCTTAATATATTCTCTGGCTGCATCAACACCCGTGCCGCATAACTGGCCGGATCAAAGCTAGACACCAATCCAAACCGCGCGACACCAGCGAGCCCATCAAGCCCCCCTGCCCGGCCCTTAACCGCATTCCAAAACCGGTCCATGTGAACTTCTCAGCCTGGCACAGCATGAGTACGAATCATCTGAGTAAATCCATCCGCCACGCTAATCCGCCTAACAATGCTATCAGCCATATAAATTTGATCCAAAAACGATTCCGTTCCGGCAAGTAAAATCCGCGCAGCTGGCAACATCTCTAGCTCACCTGGAATTTTTGCGGTCATAATCGCGGAATGAGCCGTCAACGCCATCAAATGATTACTGGCCAACAACTGTGCCTGCTCCGTAGTCAGGTTGGGCTTAATCAACGTCGTTTTGCCACCACTCGCCGCTCCGGCGCTTTGAGTTAGCGCAGCTTTATTGCGAGTATTCCATGATTTCACAATGGTTGTCGTCGGCAAAGTCGTCGCTAGGTCAATTGATAATTCCATACAATCCTGTACGTTCAATAAGGTCGGCTGTTGCAATACCTGGTTCAAAAAATTCAACGTTTTCCCCACAACCGAAAGGCTGAAATTTTCCAATTGCGCCAGTTGCACCATCAAATCCCACTCGCTTCCCGACCGTGAATTCAATCCCAGAACACTACGAGCATGGTCCAACTCATAATATTGGCCAATTGGCGTTGACGTTGC